CACCGCGCATCCTGCCAAGGTCGGCGGCGAGAGCGCGGATCATACCCAACGCGCGACAAAGAACAAGCCGCTCACAGCACGGATTTGTTTGGATCAAGAATGAAGGCCGCTATATGCCGGCCAGTTCCTTTCCCCTCGGACCAATCCTCAGTGGCGCACCATTTCACATCGCCAAGGTTTCGCACCGGCGTTCCAATCGCCGAGAGCATCATCAGAACCCATTTGTCGACGGGATAGACAAGAACGACCAACTTGCCTTTGTTGTGTTCTTCAATCGCCTTGCGAACCCATGCGGTCGGGCCCTTTTTCTTTCCGTTGTGGATTATGGATCCGAAGGGCGGGTTGACGTAGTTGCGCGCTCCCCATTCGCATGTGAGGCCATCGAATCCGTCTGGCAATGGATAAGGGCACGGGTCAAAGTCGAAATGGAACTCCGCATCCAATGCGGCATAGAGATCGCGCGGGGTAAGCCAATAGTGCTTCCCATCTGACCCGTTTCCAACATGGAATTTATTGCCGTGCGGCTGCAATTTGCTCTGATGCTCAGTCATATTTCCTCACAGCGCGTAAAATCTCGTCGTCTTCTCATCGAACGCGCACATCCGGCTTGCCGCGCCCTTGCCGCGCCGCCGCTTCGCCACGATGATTTCAGCCCGCCCCTGCGCCCGCGCATAGGCGTCCTCCCATGCCTGAAAAGTCGGGTCCGAGCTCTTCGGCTTATCGCGCTCCAGCCAATATTGCTCGCGATGAACGAAGAACACGACGTCAGCGCTCTTTTCGATCTCTGAGGCGCCGTAGAGGTCGATCAGCAGCGGGCGCTTGTCTGGCCGCTTGGCGATATCGCGGGACAGGTGCGAGATCGCCAGCCAAGGAATCTGCGTCTGCTTGGCGTCGGCCTTCATGTCCATGACGATCTCCTCGATCGCCTCGAAGCGCCCGAGTTTTCGATTCGACGAGCGCAAATAGTGCAGATGGTCGACGATCACCAGCCGAATATTGAACAGCTTTTTGTATTTCATTACCAATGCCGTCACGCCGGCGACCGTCGCCCGCGGCAGATCCTCGACATAGATCGGCACCCCCTGCAGGTTCTCCGCCGCGCGCATGATGTTCTGCTCATCCTGCATGTTCAGCTGGTCCATTTCGATGTCCGCGACCGAAACGTCCGAGAACCTGCTCACCGCGCGCGCGCCGAGTTCCGCTTTTTCCATCTCGAGCGAGATATAGAGCACCGGATGGCCGCGCTCGGCGACTGAAAGCCCGATCTGCTCCGCCAGCGCGGTCTTACCGGCCGACGTCGAGCCGCCCAGGACAATCAGGTTTCCGGGCTGCATCGGGCCGATGATGTCGTCGACGAAATGGATCCCCGTCGTCACATAGCTTGTCGTGTCGGTCTGGCGGATGTCGGAGAGATATTTCGACGCGATCAGTCCGAGTTCTCCGCTGCCGCCGCGGGCGCGGGCGCCTAGCAGATTGAGTATCCCCGAATGCTGGCTCTGGAGCACCGCCCGCGCGTCGGGGACGCTCTCCAAGTCGCGCATCGCCTGATCGAACATCTTCCGGGCTTCGCGACGCATCGCCGCATCCATGATCTCGTGCGCGTATTTCTCGGCGTCGGCCGGATATTGCACATCGGATTGCAGCCTGGCGAGAAAGACCGGGAGCGGCGCCTCCTCTGGCGCGACGCTGGCGCGGCGACAGATCACCGCGCGGTCGAGCGGGACGCCCTCATAGGCCAGATCGCAGATCACGCGATAAACTTCCGCGCACGCCTCATTGGCGAACATCTGAACGGTGAGGCTATCTCTGATTTCGTGGATCGCGTCCGGCGTTCTTAGCAGGCTCCCGATCAGCCGCTGCTCGACTCCATGACTATCAAGATAGCTCATGAAAGCCTCGCGAATTCACCAAAATATTCAATGGCAGCGCGTTCATACGCCGCCGCTGCGTCTTCTTTTTCTGAATAAAGCCCAAGATATATTTGCTTCCTTTGAAAGGAGATTGCCGCCATCCATTTTTTTGCGCGATTGTGCCAATAGACCCCTTTTCTTCCAGATGTATTTGTCGCAAACACTTTTGCGTTGGCGATATTTTGCGACATTGTCGTCTCGCGTAAATTATACCATTTATTATTTGACGCATTACCGTCACGATGGTCTATATCTTTTGCTGGCCACTCACCGGTCATGTACAACCATGCGAGACGATGAGCTTTATACTTATATCTGCCGATTCCAATAATAATATATCCAGCCGGATGCCTGCAGCCAGCTGGCTTTCCCGCAAACCGCGCAGACCACGCCTTCCATGCCCGGTTATTGTCAAATCTATCAGACGGCAGTGGGCACCGGATAAATTCCCCGTCGACTGGGTTATAATATAAAACCTTTTGTAACTCATCTTGCGTTATTAGATTTCGCATAGTTAGCCTCATTTATTTTCCTCGTGTTCTTCACAAAGCTTCTCGAGTTCTTTGAACGTCTGCGTCGCCGCCTTGATGTGCGGGATCATCCGGCGAAATTGATAATTGAGCCCATGGCGATCACGCATGTCGCAATAGGTTTGGGCGACGTCGCAGCTGAGTCGCACCATGCCGAGCATCTCGACGATGTAATCCCAGCACTGATCTTCAGCTGAAGGCGGGGAAGGGGCGTCAGTCACCGGCGCACATCACTGCGGCGATAAATTCAGCGGCGAGCGGGGCGACTATCGCGTTGCCGTAACCTTTGAGCATTTTCGCGCGGCTTTTGTTTTCAAACAGAGGATGACCTGATCCCGGCTTGAATGCGGCCCCTTGAACGAGGGGGAATGAATATGTCGATGACACGACGGACAAAGCGTAATCAGGTTCTCTTGGGCGTTGTTCGTCGGTTCCCAATCTATGTGGTGGACATGGCCGCGCCCCATCGCCCCGCACGCTTCGCATGCCGGCCGGCGCGACTTCGCCGCTTGCCGCCTGCCGTTCTTGGCATTGACGATCTTCGTCACGCCTTCCATCGCCGCCGACATGCAGGACTGATGGCAGTATTTCCTCGTCAGAAAGCGACTGAAATCTTCTAATCTCGTCCCGAACCTCTTGCGTTCCAGCACCGCCCCACAGTGCTGACAAAACCGCTGCGCGGATTTGATCTGCGTGGCCATTTACTTTCCCTTCCGTGGCGCGGCCATATCCCACTCGATCGGCAATCCCATGAGCCAACGACTGTGGGATGGACTCAACTGGCCGCCACTTTCCATCCGTGCATCCGATCCAGTCAGCATCTCGCCAGAAGCCGTTAGTCGGGCCGGGCCGCATAATGTCACCTGCAACGATAAACTCGTCAGCGCCACGCCCATTTGTGAGCCGTTCACTACAGCCTTGCGCTTCCTCTCCAAGAATTGTTCGGCCGTCCCGCCGCAGTCCCGCGCTGCTGGCGTCGCCCAACTCGCCAGCCTCGCATCCTTGTCTAGATGCGCGTTGCCGCCACCCTTCGTCTCCGTCGTCCTCCCGCCGCTGCAATCGCTCGCCTTCGGCGCTGGCCATGCGCAGAGCGTAACCGCGTCCTGTAGGTTGACCTGATGCTCCCCTGCCAGCCTCTTCATCGGGTCTTGCCCAATCCCACGAAGACTGTTCTCGCTGCCGCACGTTGGCGTTGGCCACGAAGAAAAGCCGTTGTCGGATTTGGGGAGCCCCTGCGCCGCAAGCTGGAAAAACTCCAAACCCGATGGCGTAACACGCTTTTTCCAAGTCAAATTGAACAGCGTCGATCCAAGCGGTTCGAGGCGCTCCATCATGCGTGCAGCGATTTTCTCGGATAAAGCGTTCGACGCGCTCAATGACCGTCTCGCTCGAATCGCGTCCGCGATCTTCAGGATCAAGTCCTCGCCCCACGTGTTCGCCATCGTGTTCAGCGCATATAGAACGACGCGCGTGTTCTCCTTCGTGTAGCCAGCGCTCGGGATGATCTGATCCAGCGACGGGGCGTCCCAAGACTTCGGCTCCAACAGGGAAAACGGAAGACCCGTCACTTCGCAGAATCCCGCGTCGATCCTCTCCTGGATGTCTCTCCAATCCAAATCGAACGGAATCCCCTTGTCCATCGCCCGCCGCTTCGCATCGTTCACCAAAGCGGAACCCCGATGCGTCTCCCGCCGTTTTGCTTGGTAGGCTCGCTTCCGCTCCGAAGTCCAAGGCTTCGTCTGACGAACATGCAGGTTCTCGCAGTCCCTGCATTCCCCGCGCAGACCGCCTTTGTTGTGCATCCGGAACGCTTCCGCCGGTTTTACCTCGCCGCACTTTTTGCAGGGTCTTGCCGACAACATCGGCGCTCGCGACCTGCTCGCCGAAGATGACGGGCGGTCGGCAGGCGTCGATAAGTCGAAACCACGCTGGCCACAAATGTCTGTCATCCCTTGTTCCTTGTCGTTTGCCTGCCGCGCTGAAAGGCTGGCATGGGCAGGAACCCGTCCATACTGGTCGAGTATCTGGCCATCCAGCGCGCCGGAGCGCGTAGGACCAGACGCCAATTCCTGCGAAGAAGTGGCATTGAGTAAACCCGGCAAGCTCGGCTGGAACGACATCGCGAATATCCCTCTCGTCCACCACGCCTGGCGCGATCGCTCCGCGCTCGATCAAATTGCGCAGCCATTGCGCCGCGTGCGGATCGTGCTCGTTATACCAAGCGCTCACGCCACGACCCCGACCGCTTGCCTCACCACATGCAGCGGCAAGCCAGCCATCACCATCGCTCTGGCGATTCGCAGCCGGCGCCGCCGCATCGGCGCGATGCTCTCGACGCGAACTGCGATCACTGACGATTTCCGCTTGCTGTAGATCACTCTCACGATCGCTTTTTCCTCTGTCGCCAGCGGCGCATTTCTTTCGTCATGACGGTCACAACGACATCTTTCTGCACCAGGAACGCGAATCCGTTCACGCAAATCGTGCAACGACTGACGCCAGCGCCCTGCGCGCAAAACCTGCGGATTTCATCCCGGAACGCATTCAAGTGACCTATTTCCGATTCGATGTAGGCGACGAGCAGCGCATCACTGTCCTTCACCTTTTTCGACAATCCCTTCGTGCAGAGCGTCCGAAGCGCCTCGACGTCCACGCCCTTTACTCGCTCCAGATAGCGGATCAGCGCGTGATCTGAGACTCGCATCGAACAGCCCCATGATCAGGTCATAGGATAGCGGCCGCAAAACGCCGAAAGGCCAGTCACCCATGGGCGACCGCCACGCGCCGGCGGCGCCGCAGCGCTTCGTCTATCGCCCAATGAATGAGCCGCCGATCGCACCGGCATCGCTGGGCAAGATAGTGGACGCTCTCCCCGCGCTCGTAAGCGTGGAAAATCGTCATAATTTGCAAGACGCTCATCAGATTTCCCCTTCCTTCATGATCAGTTGCAGAACGGAACCCGGCAGCGGCGGCTCACTCGGCGCCGGATAGCGCGCGGGCTGGCGGCGCTTCTTCGGCTCCCGGACGACGATTCGGCGGCGCTCCTTGCCAAGGCGAATGATCTTGATCGGCCAGTCGTTTTTCATGATCCAATATCCGTCAGCAATGGGACGTCATCAGCAATTCGCGATTGCGTGAGCGCGTGGAATTCTGCTGCAACCTCAATTAAAACCGCATTGACCCCGATCCGTTTTGCAACAATTCCCGTCGTTCCACTGCCCGCGAAAGGATCAATCACTGCGCCCCCAAGCGGACAGGCATAACGCAACAATGGTTCGATTATTCCTTGCGGCTTCTGTGTCGGATGGTCCGCGCGTCCGTGCTCTGAGCGAACTAATTGCACACTGCGCATGAGGCGTGGGCCACCATCCTCTGATCGATAAACCGTCTCGCCGGTTGCGCCGATCCACTGCGCTGAACGACCCTTCTTCCTAACAACCCGCGCGCGCGCATCATGGGTAAATTGCGGAGATTTAAATATGTCGCCCCACTTTGAGCCTACGCGATAGAAATGAACTGCGATCTCATGAACGCGGCGGAACCTATCATTAAACAACCCTGTTCCGTTGTGCTTTTCCCAAACAATCTCATGCGAATATCTCCAATCAGCGAATTCAGACCAATGCTCCATGAACATTCGGAAAGAGCCGAACACCCACATCGAGCCTGTGGGTTTTACAACCCGGGCCACCAAGGCTGGCCAGCCATCTACCCAGCGGTCCCATTTGAGGCTCGTCTCCCCGTAAGGAGGATCGACGATGGCACAATCAAAGCTATCCGCCACCAACGTCGGCAGCACATCGCGGCAATCGCCATGGATTATTTTCACTGTCATCCCGGCACCCGCTCCATGCCCATCGGCGGAGCGATCTGCTCATAGCCGAATAATCCGCCTTCCGCCCCCCATGTCGGCATCAGCCGCGAGCGCTCGTAAACCAGAATTCCAAGGGCGTCGGCCTCATCATCCGACGTCACGGGCCAGCCGCGCGCCGCACATTCCTCACGCGCCTGCTTCTTGAGCCACACCCGGCGCTGCGGCTTTGTCAGGCCGGTAGGAGCTCGACGCGCGCCGATGAAGCGCTGACGCCACTCCCCCACCATCACGCCGGCGATCGGCACTCCACGCCTATACGCAACCTCGTGGCAGCGTCCCCAGAGCGCATACAGGCGCTCGACGGCGCTGATCGCGTCCTTGCCGACGAAAATCGTCTCGACGCCGATATGTTCGATCCGCTCGGCGATGATCTTCGCGTTCAGCCAGTCGCCGAACGACGCCACAGTCTGCCCGAGAGAGTGCTTGGGGAGTTTGACGACGCCATAGACGGGATTTTCCATCCCATCGCGCCAACGCGCCCAACCCACTTGGCCGGCAAGATCCAAACTCAGGATGTGCGTCATCGTCAGCCCCGCAACGGTGCTCATGAGAAACTGAAATGTCAGGAGATGCAACGCGGCTCAGTCGCCGCGCGCAGATTTAGTGAGCGGTTTCGGCGGCCGGCTTCTTGCCCGAGCCCTTCGGCCGACCACGCGGACGCTTCGGCTCATCCGGCGCCTTATCGCTCACCGGGATTTCCTTGATCGCAGAAAGCAACTCGTCTTGGCCCTTGCGCCAATATTCGAGCCACGCCTGCCCCGCCGGCGAGCCGGGATCATATGGATTGGCGGAGTCGGCGGTTTCGCCCAGACGGCCAGCGCGCAGACCATCCGACGCCGCCTTCGCGATGATGTCGGCCTCATCGGAAGAACCATCGGGCGCGTCGAACATGTCCAGCTGCGAATAGAGCGGCACCTGCAGCAGGCGCGCGTAGCGGACGATGTCGTTGAAGTCCTGCGTCAGTTCGTGGCTGTCGAGTTTCGCCAGCACGCGGACGGCGTCCAGCGCCTTCAATTGCACGCCATCGGCCTTTGCGGCCTTGCGGGCGTTGCGCAGCGCGTTGACCGCCTCGTCCTTCTTGCGCTCGGCCGCTGTGATCTTCTGCAAATGGATGAGCGTCACGCCGTCTTGAACATTCGAATCCGTCGTCATCATGCAACAGTCCTTGTTTTCGCCCGAAGTGATTTCCGCCGCTCTTCGGCCGCGAGCTCTTCCAGCTTGCGGTCCATCCACTCGACGGCCTTGTCATAGCCCGGCGGCGAAGCATAGCCGCCATTCCTAACTCGCTTGAAAAAGGCGTTGTCCAATCCAGCTTCGCGGGAAATGCGCGTTTCAGCGATCCCGGTCTGCTCCATGAACCCGTCAAGATAGGCCAGTAGATCGCCACTAAGCCGGCTCTCTGCATTACGCAGAATTTTTCTGAATTTCGATCGATCAATGCGGCGGTTCATCAGCCCCTCTGACTTTCTCGCTCGCATCGTTATGGAAAGTTCACCAATCGTCAAGCCGCAGGCCGATTATTTTTTGTCACAAAAATCCTCGCGCGCGGGGTTCTAGAATCGTTTGGTTCTGTCTTCCGAAGGAAGGAGAATCATTCAGCCTCAATGACTACCGATCCGAGCATCCGAAGGATGCTCTGGCATAGCTCGACCATCCCAGCGGTTAAGCCGGGCGGCCGAGCGATCCAGAGCTCCGATCCGTGCGGAGTTGGCCCTTGCGTCCATCAATGCCCGGCGCAAGGTCGCGGAGTTCTTTTTCGACGAATTGCATTGCTCGCCGGCGCGGCTCGGACCCCCCGCTTTCGCTCGGTCCAACTGGTGTGTCCGCGCTATCCCGCAGTCCAGATGAGTCCAATCGCGCTGCCGTTGAAATCCGTCCGCGAAAGGCGGTCGGCGCGCTTGAAGCCCAAGCCCTCGACGACCGACGGAATCGGCGCTCAGGGAGGCTTGAATTTTATGGATGTGTGCCGTAAATATTCGGGCATCGACGAGTTGCTTCCGACAACTAAACGTCGTTCGGTCAAGGGTGCTGATTACACCGCGAGACACCAGACGGCCCCCCAGCGGGGCTGTTTGCGTTTTTAGGCCCTGAAAATATTTTCGTCAAGCTTATGACTTTTCCGCTTGCATATTTGCGTTTTTCCGCATAGCGTCGCTGTATTGATCCTGCCAAGGAGACTACGGTGTCAGCAACTCATGCGTGGGGGAAAATCCCCGAACATCTGCGCGGCGGCCTTGCCCGCTATCTGATTTTCGGAGTCCGGACCGGGTCCGCGCTCCAAGCCTTCCTCGAAAACGATCTGATCGACTTCATCCAGCGATCAAGCGACGCGACGATCGCGGGGATGCGGCCGATGGCCCAGTTCTTCTACAACTACGGCCCGCGTGGCTGCTACGGGCGGGCAGGCGTCACTGAGAACTGGCGATCGCTGTCGCTCGGCGCCCGCGTCGTCGCGCTGCGCAACGCGGGATGCGTCCCGGCTTTCGACGCCATGTGCGAAGACGCCGGCGAATCCATCCCGCCTGCGATGCTCGCGGCTGATTATGTGATCGGGACGATGGAGGATAACCGTGGCTGATTCCCTGGATAAATTTATCGAACACGTTGCGCGCATAAAGGCGTTTATCGGAGATTACGGTCTACTTGCCAAGGCGCGCGGGATTCCCAACGATAGGGTCAGAGCGGTGAATGTTCTGCGCATTACCACAGACAGCTACGGCCGGATGACGCCGGAGTTAGATGCGCTGGCCCAGCGCGCTTTCACTCACATGAAGGAAGAGGAACGCGCTGCGGGCGAAGCCGAACGCGACAGACTGCTCATCGAATATGCCGCAGAACTGGAATCGATACGAGCGATACTGCCAGAACTTGCCGCAAAGGCCGCGATCGATCTCGGCACCATCGCGCGCGCCCTCAAAGCGGAGGCCGAATCCGATGGCCTCTGATCTCTCGTTCCTTCTTTCACCGCGGTTCCTTTCGCTATGCACGGCATGGATTGAAAGCAGAATCGCTGTCGCGTTTCAGCGCCGGCGCGGCGATCGCCGATGAGCGACTTCACCCCAGAGGAAATCGCGTGGGCGCGGGCTGAGATCGTCCGCAGGGTCGATGAAGACAATCGTTTGGCTGTCTCTATCCCGTGGAACCGACATAGGCTGCGCAAGCAGACCAATGTCGCTCGCAGCAAGCGCTCGCGCGCCGCTGGCCTATCCCGCGCCCGGCATCATGCTTTGCTGAAATTCGTGGAGGGAGATTCCGATGGGCGATAAGACCGGCATTCAATGGACTGATGCCACAGTGAACTTTTGGTGGGGTTGCACGAAGGTCGGTCCCGGCTGCGATCACTGCTATGCGGAGACGTTGGACGCGCGTTTCGGTGGCGCGCATTGGGGTTTGAATGCGCCGCGCAAGAAGATCAAGAGCGCCCTCTCACTCATTCGCAAACTCGACCGCGAGCACGCTGAATGGTCGCGCAGCCTCTCTGACTTAGGAATTGTCGAACGTCGGCGCCGCGTCTTCACGCAATCCATGAGCGACCTCTTCGATCTCGAAGCTCCGGTCGAATGGTTCGAGGAGGCGTGGATCGAAATCAACCGCGCCCGGTGCCTCTCAATCCAGATCGTCACGAAGCGCATCAGCGTTGTCGAGAAGCGCATTGCCCAGATCGGCATGTCGACATGGCCGCAGCACGCCGGCCTGATCATCACCGTCTGCAATCAGCAGGAGGCCGACAGGGATATCCCGCGCCTGCTGGCGTTGAAGGCGAAGCTCAAAATCCCGTGGGTCGGCTTGAGCGTCGAGCCGATGCTCGGACCGATCAATCTCAAGTCGATTGTTGCGATGATTGACGGCGAGGAAGTTTGGATCGACGCGCTGACCGGCGAAATGATGTCGGTTCGCACTGGTTGCCAAATCGGCGAACTGCCCGCGCTCGGGTGGGTGATTGTGGGCGGCGAGTCCGGCGCGCACGCCCGCGACAACGATTTCGAGGCGAACGCGCGCACGCTGTTCAAGCAGTGCAAGGCATCCGGCGTCCCGTTCTTCGGCAAACAGAACGTCGGCAAGCTGCTTTTGCCGGCCGATCTCGATGTCCAAGAATTCCCAGGGGCTCGCCATGAAGATTGATCGCGGCGCCGTCATGCGGCGCGCATGGAAAGATTTTCGCTGGTGGCGCGCACATGGCGAGCCGCGCCAATTCAGCGACTGTCTCCGCAACGCATGGGCTGTCGCGCGCGTCGCGCGGGCGTCTGGATTGAACAAATACACGAGGGCGGCATGAGCGAAGACCTCAATCTCATCGCTCATGCTGTTGTAGCGCGGTCCTTGGCGCGGCAAGCGGCGAAGGAACTGCGCGAAGTCGGCGCGCGGATCGATAAAGCCGCGCCGGGCCAATCTGTGGCCGGCAAGATGCTCGCCGAGCTCGGCCGCACGATCGACGACGAGTTGACGCTGATCGGGCAGATCATGATCGACGAGGCGGCAGCAGAAAGGAAAGCAAAATGAACGGGAGATGCGACGATTGCCGGTTTTGGGAAGAGCAGGGGTTTGATCCTGCCGATCCGTCTGAATTGCTCGGTGTTTGTCATCGCGCGGCTCCGGGCTTTGATGATCGATCTGGCCGCGGATGGTGGCCTAAGACATCGGAATGCGATTGCTGCGGGGAGTGGAAGCCCAGAGCGCCAGATTGGCCGTTTAGACGGCGGATCAATGATGACATTCCATTTTAAGGCGCAGCCATGTCAGCGTTCTTTTTCCGCGAAGGAACTCGCATCTCCACGCTCGAGGAATGGCTTAGAAAGCGCTCCTACACGAGCATTTTTAAGGGGCTGAGAGATCGCCACGGGAACCCGATGATCGGGCTGAACATAGATCGTCCAGGCAAGGAACCGGAGCCATGCGGGCTGATCGTCGTCAAGAACCGCGAGGCGTTCAAAGACGTCGCCTCGATCACGCAGAGATACGCAGGAGCGAAATGATGGTTGAGAAACTCGGCGACGCGCCTATCGAAGAACGCTACCGCCTTCAGATGAACGAGATCGCGCTCGTGCTGGATCACGTTCTGAATGGCGACGCAAAAGGCAAGGACCGCGATGTCGGTTTCGTTTTGCTTGTCTTTCCGTTCGGCGCGCAGGACGGCCGCTGCAACTACATCTCGAATGGCGCCGACCGCCGCGACATCGTGACGATGATGAAGGAGCAGATCGCCCGCGTCGAAGGCCAACCGGAAATGAAGGGGAGCGCGTGATGGTTGATATCCCACTCAACTTTATGGGCGAGGATTTTATCGCTGTCGTCGATTACACCGTCACATCTTGGGGCGCGCCTGAGAGTGGCCCGAGCTATTCAAGCGGCGGCGAACCGGCAGAGCCGCCGGAATGGGAAGTCGACAGCATCGTTCTGCGATGGGACCGCGTCGGCGGCCTTGGCCCAGAATTCGAGGCCACAGGCGAGTTGTTCGACCATCTGAACAATCTCGACAAGATCAACGACGCGATCTGTGAGGCGATTTGCTCGGATGGGCCTCCGGAGCCGGAATACGATTACGACTACGATCACCGTTTTTGAGGGCAGCCATGACTGAGAAGGAAATCACCGCGACCGTTCTCGACGACGTCCGCGCGCAGGCGAAAGAGAATGCCGAGCGCAGCCAGCATGTCGCGATCCGCCAGACCACCGCGCCGGCGCCGACCGACGAAACGACTGCCTTCCTCCAGACGATCGAGCGGATGGCGGTCAATCCTGACGTCGACATCGAAAAGCTGAAAGCGCTGATGGCGATGCGGAAGGAATTCCTCGCCGAGAAGCAGCGCGTCGCCTTCGACGCGGCGTTCGCTGAGATGCAGCCAGAGCTTCCGACGATCGATCGGAACGGCCGCATCGTGGTTTTCAGCAAGGCGGATCGTGAGGCCGGGAAAACCGACGGCAAGCCGCTCCAGAACACGCCATATGCGCTGTTCGAGGATATCAGCGAGGCTGTGCGGCCAGTGCTGGCAAAACATGGCTTTGCCATCTCGTTCCGCAATGACCTCGCGCCGGACGGAAAGCTGCGCACGACCTGCATCCTAAGCCACAGAGAAGGTCACAGAGAGCAGACTCATATCGACCTGCCATATGACAGTTCCGGCTCCAAGAACCCCGTCCAGAGCGTTGGCTCGTCCAGCGCATACGGCAAACGCTACACCACGATCGCCATTCTCAACATCGTCTCCCGCGCGCCGCAGGAGCGTGACGACGACGGGAAGAAGGGCGGCGGCCCGCCGCGCATCACCGATGAGCAGCACGCCGCACTGATCGACAAGATTTCGGCGACCGGTGCCGACGAGGCGAAGTTTCTGGAATTTCTCAAAGTCGAGACTCTCGCCGATCTGCCGGCCGACAAATTCACCGAGGCGATGGATTGCCTCGAAATCCGCGCCAAGAAAAAGGGAACGCACTAATGGCTGAATCTACCGAACTGGTCGCGCTCGACAAAAAAGACGCGATGGCCGTCTTCACGTCCGAGAATGGCATGCAGCCGCTTCTCGCCGAGATCAGGAAGCACATCGACGCCTTTACCGGCGACGTTGCGACCAAGGAGGGCCGCGCCGCCATCGCGTCCATGGCGCACAAGGTCAGCCGCTCCAAGACCTTCCTCGAATCGTTCGGGAAAGCCTGCGCCGACGAAGCGAAGGAGATTCCCAAGAAGATCGATCGCAACCGCAAGCTGATGAAGGACACGCTCGACGCCTGGCGCGATGAGGTCCGGAAGCCGCTGACGGAATGGGAAGAGGCAGACGAGGCACGGATCAAGATGCACGTCGCGGCGATCGAGAACCTGCGGCGCGCGGCCGATGAGCAGAAAAACCCAGACGGCTCGCCGATGACTCTGGATCAGATGCGCTCATCGCTGATGGTCGCCAGCTCATTCAAGCCCGACATCGCGGGACAGCAGGAATTTGCCGTCGAATACGAGCACATGAACGCGCGGCTCGCCAATGTTCTGCGCAGGGCGATCCCGGAGCGCGAGCAGGCGGAGCGCGACGCTGCGGAGCTTGCCGAGTTGCGCCGACAGAAAGAGGAGCGCGAGGCCCAGGAGACTGCGGAGAAGGCCGCGCGCGATGCCGAGGAGCGCAAGCGGCTTGAGGCAGAGGCGGCCCAAGCAGCTGCGGCGCGCGCCGAACTGGAGGCTGCCCAGCGCCGCGAGCGCGAGGCGCAAGAGCGGGCCGATCGTGAGCGCAGGGAGGCCGAGGAGCGCGAATCCAAATTGCGGCGCGAGAAGGAGGAAGCCGACCGACGCGCAGCCGAGACAGAAGCCCGCGTCAAGCGCGAGGCGCAGGAGGCCAAAGAGCGCGAGAAGGCCGAAGCGGCCAAGCGCGAGGCCAACAAGCGCCACGTCGCCAAGGTCCACAAGGCCGCAGTCGACGCGCTCTGCGGCAACGGGCTCGACGTAACGAGCGCCGTGATCGCGATCGATCTCATCGCCGCCGGCAAAGTGCCGAACGTCAGCATCGCTTATTGAGGAATAGCCCAATGCAATGGATTGCAAAATCGCCATATGCTCGCCCGCAGATGCTTGGGTTTCTCCCGAGCTTTCTGTCCGAAGACAATCCGGATTCGGCGGTGAAGCAACTTGATGACGGCTACAAGTTTGCTGGCGGATGGAGACCGTTCAATGGATACGAGATGCTGCCAGACGGCGGGATTTCTTATCCCGGCGATCCGGTGCTGCCCTGCCTGTTTGAGGCCAAGCTCCGCGACGAAACGATCCGCTTTTACCAATATGCATGGGTCGCCGTGATCCAGCCAGACGGCTCATTCGAGATTGCGAGGATGGATTAATGGCGATCGAGATTTTCGACTGTCCTCAAGGCTCGGAAGAATGGTTCCGCTGCCGCATGGGCATCCCGACCGCATCTGAATTCCACACGGTTCTCGCCAGCGGCAAAGGCGGCGGCGAGTCGCTCACCCGCAAGAAGTATTTGTATTCCCTGGCGGGCGAGATCGTGACCGGCGAGCCCATGGAGTCCTATTCGAACGGACCCATGCAGCGCGGCAAGGAGATGGAGGAGGAGGCGCGCCGCTTCTATTCCTTCATGACTGATGCGCCGTGTCAGCAGGTGGGATTCGTCAAAAATGGCCAGAAGGGCTGCTCGCCGGATTCTCTCATCGGCGATGACGGCGCGCTCGAGATCAAGACCAAGGCCGCGCACATCATGATCGGACTCATGGAGAAAGATCAGTTCCCTTCCGAGCACGTTGCGCAGTGCCAGGGCGCGCTGCTCGTGCTCGAGCGGGAATGGATCGACCTTGTCTGCTACTGGCCGAAGTTCAAGCCGTTCATCAAGCGCGCCTATCGCGACGTCGCCTATATCGCGCGGCTGGAGCGGGAGATCGCGGCGTTTAATGATGAACTCGCGGCGCTGGTGGAGCGCGTGCGGCGGTTTGGGATGACGCCATGAGCACGCGCCCGATCCGCCTTCGCCTTTCGCGCGCCAAAGGCTTCAATCTGCAAGAACACTCGCGCGCGGTGAACGGACTTCCGGCGGTGAATTGTGCGCGGCCGAGCAGGTTCGGGAACCCATTTACGATCGCGGGGTGCCGCGAGGCAGGGTTCGGCGGCGACGACCGCGCCATCGCCGCGCGCTGCGTTGAGGCATTCCGCGTTTGGATCGATACGCCATTTTGGCAAACTAATTGGCAAGGACAGGAATCTGAGAATGCGCGCGACGCCATTCGTTCAAACATAGGGGGCATTCGCGGCAAAAACCTCGCGTGCTTTTGCGCACTCGACGCGCCGTGCCATGCCGACGTTCTGCTCGAACTCGCCAATCGTCCGATCTGCGAAGAGGTCGCGTCATGAGCGCCGCGCTTCCTCTTCGGCTGCGCTGGACAGGCTCTGCATTCGAGCCGGCTGGCTTCCGCGCCGCGCGCGAGTGCCAAGCCATCT